AAAACGCGAAAAAGAATTTTACGATATGAAAAAACAGGACGATGTCGAATACAAACGAGAAAAGGAAGCTAGAGAGGCTGCGGAGAACCGTAGACAATTAGCTTCTCTTCAACTGAAATTAACAAACGCCAGAAAAAAAGGACTATCTTTTATGGTAACCTCGTTGGTCAAAGCTATAAAAGCCAAAGAAGCTGCGATAAAATCCTACGAGGAGACCACAAAACGAATGTTCTCAAATCCCGTAAAACATTCTGATCAGGTTGAAAATTTCATCAAACATTACAACGAAGAGGCTTACGCGTATCCTATGACAGTAACTAAGGCGATCGAGGTTGACAAATCAAAATCAATTTCTGAGATGACCTTTGATGAGTTGAGAATGTTGATAAATCGTCTTCGAGACGAACGAGAAGCCGAGGATGTCATCCGTTCTCTACGTCGATCCGCGGGGTTAAAGGAGACCTTCGAAAATCCGGCAAAGATCGATACAAAAACTCCAATTGAGCAGTTGTATCATGAAGGAATTAACGAGGAAGAGATTGAAAATTTCATCGAACACGAAGGAACTCTTGGAATGCATTGGGGCGTCCGTAGGTATCAAAGGAAAGACGGAACTCGTACCGCTGCTGGTAAAAGACGGGACAAACAAATTGAACAGGAACGCATGCAATATGACAAATCTGAAGATTATATCAAAGCTCGGGAAAGCAGAGTTAAAGGCACAGCAAGTCTTTCGAACGAAGAACTTAAAAAGTTAAACGAACGTATTCAACTTGAAAACGCTTACAAACAATTGACTGAGATACAGATGAAAAAGGCAGAATCTTTTGTAGGTGGTGTATTAAAAGATGCCGGTAAACAGGCAGCGATATCATTCACAAAAGATGTAATGCTTGCTGGCGCGCACCTTCTCGTCAGAGAGTTTTCTCCGACTTTTGCCAAGACAGCCTTTGGTATGACGTTGCCGGTATCAATTGAACTACCGAAGGTTCAAACTCAAGCACCAAAGGCCCAAACACAACCCCAAACACAACCCCAAACACAAGCCCAAACACAAGCCCCAACACCAACATTAACAAAGCGTCAACGGAAGGCAGCAGCGACTGCAGCACGAAATAATAAATAATAGGAGGTTACAATGAACGCTTTAACCGCAAAAGAACTCCGAATTCTGAATGGTATGACAAGGGTCCACGATTCTAGTTTCAAACTTGGCGATAAGCTGTCCGAGATTATCGGTGCTGTCGGCGAGAGCGGAACGCCCGTGAACGCAGTAGCGGCAACTGATATTTTCCTTATTTCAGGCGTTGTCATCGATGGAGAAACTCTTACAATCAATAATCCGGCTATTCCTGGGACTGATGTGTATGAGTTTCTGACCGATACCGCGCAGACGAAGACGACCACAACGAATATTGCCGTCAATATTGCGGCATCGGCGACAAAGGCTAGTGGAACTCTGACCGTTGACACCCAACCGACAGCTGGCGACACAATGTGGATCGGCGATAAGATCTACACCTTCGTTCCTGAAGGAACTGCCAATGCAGAAGGTGAAGTTTCTATCGGACTCGACCTTGCGGCCGCTAAGTTGAACATCGTTGCCGCAATCAACGGTACCGATGGATATAACAACCCTGCCACTGCCGTAACAGCTGCTGCGTTCGCAGTAAACGCTTGTGTAATCACAGCACTTGTTGGTGGAACAGCTGCTAATTCTATCCCTACCACCGAGACGTTTACTGCTGTAACAAACATATTTGCAGCTGCAACACTTGGCTCTGGAACTAACTGCTCTGCGGCTAATGCTGCCACTGCTCTTATCGCTGCTGCCACAGCTAGCGATACTCAGGGTGTTGGCGCAGCAGTTGGTGGAGGAACTAACGTCGCTCTGACCGCCGACACTGCTGGTGTTATTGGTAACGCCATCACAGTTGCCGATACCATGGCTAATGGCGCAATGACCGCGGCCGCCACAACACTGAAAGCTGGAGTCGATGGCACGGTTGCTACCGGCACGAAGTTCTTGCTCGATGCGACATATTTGTACACCGCCCTTGGTGGAAACACAATCTCTCAAGCTAATTGGCGCCGAATTGCTCTCGGGGCTGCGTTCTGACGCCACCAAAATTCATGTAAGGAGGTGGCAATAAACGTTGAGCTCTATTGGTAAAAGAATTGCGCATGCTTGGAACGCATTTCAAGCACGTGATAGCATGGAGTCTGACTTGTATACACATAAAGATATGGGCCTATTTAATTCAACACAAAATCCCGCCCGTATTAAGCTTTCTCCTCGCAATGAACGATCTATACTAACCACCATCACCAACCGAATTGCACTGGATGTAGCGAGTTTCAATATTGAGCACGTTCGGATCGACGAGACCGGCCAGTATCTTGAGACTATTGACGGTCCTTTGAACCAATGTCTTCGCGTTGAAGCAAACAAAGATCAGACAGGTCGTGTACTCATTCAAGATATTGTGATGAGTATGTTCGATGAGGGTTCTGTAGCGGTCGTTCCTGTTGAAACAAGTATTAACCCAATCATAAGTGGTTCGTACAATATATTCTCTCTCCGCACTGGTAAGATTGTTGAGTGGTACCCCAACTATGTTCGGATTGAAGTTTATAATGATCGGACCGGGCTGAAAGAGCGAATCTTAATGCCCAAAAACATTGTTGCTATCATTGAGAATCCTTTGTATGCAGTTATGAATGAGCCGAATTCTACACTCAAAAGACTTATTCGAAAGTTGAGTCTTCTGGATAGTGTTGATGAAGCGGCAAGTTCGGGGAAACTCGATCTAATCATCCAGCTTCCGTACACCATTAAGTCTGAAGCTCGACAACTTCAAGCCGAAGAGCGCCTGAAGGCCATCGAGAGTCAACTTAAGGGGAGTACTTATGGCGTTGCCTATCTCGATTCCACCGAACACATAACACAGTTAAATCGGCCAGTCGAGAGCAATCTTCTTTCTCAAATTCAATACCTTACAACGCAGTTCTACAACCAGTTAGGCTTCACTGATGACATATTTAACGGAAAAGCAACAGAACCAATTCTTCGTAACTACTACGACCGAACAATTGAACCCATCGTAACAGCCATTGTTGAGGAGTTACTCCGAAAGTTCTTGACAAAGACAGCAAGATCTCAGGGGCAATCAATCATGGGCTTCCGCGATGTGTTTAGGTTGATTCCGGCTACTGAAATTGGTAATATTGCCGACGTGTTTAGTCGTAACGAGATCCTAACTCCAAACGAACTGCGCCAGATTGTTGGGCGTAAACCATCAGAAGCACCTCACGCGAGTGAGCTTCAAAATAGAAATATGCCCAATGGTACCACTGCAATCAGTCCTTCCAAGAATAGTAAAGGAGGAAGTATTAATGTCCAAGAAAAAGTTTGATTTTAGCGGCTATGCCACTAAAGTCGGTCTGAAATGCTCGGACGGTCGCACCATTCTTCAGGATGCATTCGCAGATGCTGACGGTAAGACTGTTCCACTTGTTTATCAACACATGCATAACGACCCTAAGAATATCCTCGGTCACGCAATTCTCGAGAACCGTAAAGATGGTGTGTATGCGTACTGTTCGTTGAACGATACCGAATCTGGAAAGACAGCCAAGGCGCTTATCCAGCATGGTGATATTTCAGCGCTCAGCATATACGCTAATTCTTTGGTTGAAAAGGCTAAGAACGTCGTTCATGGAGTGATCCGTGAAGTATCGATCGTTATCGCTGGCGCAAACCCCGAAGCATACATCGACAATCTTGCGTTTGAGCATGGTGACGGGTCCATCACCACCGATGAGACGGAAGCAATCATCTGTGCTGGTGCTCTTTCGCACGATGCTCTGGATCTTGGAGAAGAGGAGGAAGAAAATCTAACCCATGCAGATTCCGAAAAAGAAACTGTTGGGGATATTTTCGAAAGCCTTTCTGAAAAACAGAAGACTGTGGTATATGCTATGATAGCCCACGCCCTCGAGACCGACGAGGAAAAAGCTGTCGAACACAGCGACGACTCCGAGGATGAAACCCTAGTGCAACACTCAAATAAAGAAAAAGGAGATTCTACGATGAAGAAGAACATTTTTGACAAAGCTGCTGCCACCGCCGATGGAGACGTCCTGAAACACGAGGCATTGACCCGCGACGACCTTCGCGCGATTTTCAATGATGCTCGTCAGTCTCAGTCCACGCTCAAGAACGCTTTCCTGTCACATGGTTTCTCGACCATCTCTGACGCTCTGGCTGTTTATGAGAACCGCGATCAGGTTCTCGCGCACGTGAACACCTACGGCATCGCAGAGAACGTTGAGTACCTCTTCCCGGATGCTCGTTCTTCCAGCAACACGCCCGAGTTCCTCAAGCGCAAGACCGAATGGGTTGCCAAGGTGTTCGGCGCTGCCAAGCACATCCCGTTCAGCCGCATCAAGACCATC